ATCTAATAAAAAAATAGTATATGATTTAATTTCGAATGAAGTAAATGATTATAAAGTTAAAAAAGGATGTGCTCATTGTGGATATAATGAAAAAGCCGTAGCTTTGGATTTTCATCATGAAAATAGGGAAGATAAAATTATTAATGTTTCCTCTCATTGGAAAACAAGCTGGGTGCAATTTGAAAAAATGAAAAAAGAAATGGAGAAGTGCATTGTATTATGTTCCAACTGTCATAGAATAGAGGAGAAAAGGATTAGAGATGAAAACTAAAATCATACTAGGCCCTCCTGGGACAGGAAAGACATACAATCTACTAAAATTGGTTGAAGCGGAACTGGCTAGAGGCACACCGCCGGATCGAATTGCTTTCGTTGCATTCACCAAGAAGGCGGCGAACGAGGCTCGTGACCGGGCAATGAAGAAGTTTAATCTGGAAGAGCAACATCTTCCTTACTTCAGGACACTACATTCTTTTGCATTCCATCAGCTTGGAATGACCAAGTCAGAAGTAATGTCGGGGGATAATTATAAGGAATTTGCGCAGGCATTTGGGATGGATCTGGGATCTGTCAGTGATGGTAGAGAATCTGGTGGAATAGTTACAACGGATAACATACTGATAAATGAAGTTAATCTTGCACGAATGAAATGCTTAGAGTTGGAGCACCATTATAATAATTCTGATTTGCAAGATGTTTCCTGGCATGCATTGCTAAGAGCACAGCGAGCACTGGAGGAATTCAAGAAGAAGAAAGAATTACATGACTTTACGGATATGATTGAGCTTTATCTCAATTCAGGTCCAGTTCCTAAACTGGAAGTGGTATTCGTTGATGAGGCACAGGATCTATGCCGGCTGCAATGGAGAATGATTGATAAGATCACGCAGGATGTAAAGCAAGTTTACATAAGTGGTGATGATGATCAAGCTATATACAGATGGGCCGGTGCTGACGTTGAACATTTAATTAACATGCCAGGAGAGACTGAAGTTCTTACCCAATCCTATAGATGTCCCATAGTTGTGCAAAATTTATCACAAGAAATTATTGGAAGGGTGAGGAATAGAAGACCAAAGAGCTGGCGAGGAACAAATAAACAAGGCCTATTACAATATCACTCTTACCCAGAGAGTGTTGACCTAAAGGAGAGTGGCACATGGCTGGTAATGGCACGCACACAATACCTATTGGATGAAATTGAACGGGACGTGAGATTGCAAGGACTATTATATAAAAGAAATAACAAATTACCTATATCACAAAAGCTATTGAATGCGGTTGATGCATGGAAAAGATTAAATGAAGGGGAATATGTAGAGCTTCCAGAAGTCAAGTCCATATATTCCTACATGTCCACAGAAGTAGGAATTGAAAGAGGATTTAAGCAGTTGAAGACAGCTGCTAAAGAAAAGTATGAGGCAGAGGAATTAGTTATGCATCATGGTCTCCTTGTATCAGGACGACCGTGGGATGTAGCTTTTGATAAGGTAGGTAATAGGGACAGGGAATTTTTAAGAGCAATAGAATCAAGAAATACTTCGGGTGACACTGAAGCTAAGATTAATCTTAGCACCATTCATGGAGCCAAAGGAGGGGAAGCAGATAATGTAATGATCCTTACGGATCTACCACGAAAAGCACAAGAAGCTATGGAAATGAATGCAGATGATGAATCCCGTGTGTTCTATGTAGGGGCTACACGTGCAAGAGAAACACTACATATAATACAACCACAAAGGTATGGAGGATTTATAATATGAGTGCCCATAAAAAACAAATAGGAGGAGATCACTATAAAAGAATGGCAATTCAGCCAAGCCATTATATCGTCAAGAATAAGCTTGGATGGTATGAAGGAAACATTGTCAAGTATATTACTAGACACAGTATTAAGGGAGGAAAGCAGGATATAGAAAAAGTTATTCATTATGCTGAACTTCTTCTTGAGGACCTATACCCAGATGATGAGGGGACAAGAAGAGGAAAAGAAACAGCAGAGTATATTAAAAAATTAAACAAGGAGAATGAAAAATGATGAGAGATATGTTCAAGGAGATTAATTCAGAATGGGTGGCACCTACTACCTTTCCTGATCTGAGCACGCACAACAAGGTTGCCATTGACTTGGAGACATGTGATCCGGAGCTAATTAAAGAAGGTCCAGGATGGCCAACTCAAAGAGGGCAAGTTATTGGTATTGCAGTCTCATCCAATGGTTTTACAGGATACTATCCTATCGCTCATGAAGGTGGGGGAAATATGGATAAGAAGAAAGTACTTAAGTATGTTAAGTCTATATGTGAAGACGGTTCAATTGAGAAAGTGTTTCATAATGCTCAATATGATATTGGATGGCTCTCAACGTTAGGAATAGAAGTTAAGGGTCGAGTTCATGATACAATGGTTGCCATGGCTCTTATTGATGAGAATCGTTTTTCTTATACCTTAAATAGCATTTCAGGAGAGTACCTAGGGGAGAGAAAAAATGAAACAAAATTACGGGAAGCCGCAGATGCGTTTGGAGTAGACCCGAAGAATGAAATGTACAGATTACCGGCACAATTTGTTGGAGAATACGCTGAAAAAGATGCAAGGTTAACATTAAAACTTCATGAAAAATTGTCATGGGAAATTACCAAGGATAATTTACAGACAGTATATGACATAGAATGCCGATTAATCAATGTTATTTTCCAAATGACCAAGAAAGGTGTGCGTATAGATACCTACAGCGCAGTGAATCTAATAGAACGATTTAGGAACAAAGAAAAGAAGTTAATAAAGAGAATCAAGGATCTTACAAATCTTAATGTGGAAATATGGGCAGCAGCTTCAATAGCAAAAGCTTTTGATTCGTTGAACTTACCATATGAAAGAACACAAAAGACAGATTCACCATCATTCACCAAGATGTTCCTTACGGACCATCCACATGAATTACCTCGATTAATCATGCAGGCGAGGGAATTAAATAAGCTAAGAGGGACTTTCCTGCAAGGTCTAATGAAACACAGCAAGGAGGGAAGAATACATGCCCATATTAACCAAATTAGGTCTGACAGTGGAGGTACTGTCACTGGTCGCTTTTCTTACAATCATCCTAATTTACAGCAGATTCCGAGTAGGGGACAATTCGCGAAAGACATCAGGAAAATTTTCATCCCAGAAAAAGGAGAATACTGGCTTAAAGCGGACTACTCACAGCAAGAGCCAAGACTACTCACCCACTTCGCGAGACTCATCGACCAACCGGGTTCTGGGGAAGTACAGAAAGCATACCTTGAAAAAGACCTCGACTTTCATCAACAAACAGCGGACATGGCAGGAGTTCAGAGAAGCCTTGCGAAGACTATCGGATTAGGCGTTATGTATGGCATGGGCTATCATAAACTGGCCCGTGAATTGGATATGGAACCACAGGAAGCTAAAAAAATGCTACAGGACTTCCATGGTAAAGTTCCATTTATGAAAGGAATGTTGGAAGCGGTGATGAACCGTGCCAACAGTAAAGGCGTTATTAGAACTTTGCTTGGAAGAAAATGTAGATTTGACCTGTGGGAGCCCACTCAGTGGGGTGTTCACAAGGCGTTACCATTAAATCAAGCACAAACTGAATATGGAATGGCAATTAAAAGAGCCTATACCTACAAGGCACTTAACAGACTAATTCAAGGATCAGCCGCAGATCAAACCAAAAAAGCAATGGTTGATGTGTATGAGGAATTAGGTATTATTCCTCTCATACAGGTTCATGATGAACTGGATTGTTCTGTAAAGGATGAGAAGCAAGGAAAACAAATAAAAGAAATAATGGAAAATTGTATTAAACTAGAAGTTCCATCTAAAGTGGATACGGAAATGAATGAAAGTTGGGGTGGATGAACTGGTTGTGCGCATCACTGTTAATCTGTTTTAACTTTAGTCCAGAAATGGATTACACCAACAATGAAGAATTTGTTGAGGATATTACAGCGTGTACACTGCATTTAAATTCAATGGAAGAAGATCACAACAGGATTCCAGTTGATTTAGTTGTGGCGCAAGCCATTCATGAATCTGAATGGGGTCGCTCCAGGTTTGCCGTAGAAGGCAACAATCTTATGGGGATTCGCACATTTGATTCAGCAGATGACCAAATGAAGCCCATTAATATACCTAATTCGAGCTGGGGGCTTAGGATCTTTGAAACCAAGTGTGAATCCATATCCTACTATATGGATTTGTTGAACAATAGCCATCATTATAATGAATTTAGGGAAGAGAGATTAATACAATATATCAGTGACATAGTGGATCTGGAAAAGTTAGCGATGACACTTGCAATTTATGCTGAAGACATATATTATACGCAAAAAATAATCCAGACATTGAGAGAACTAAATGACAACTAAAAGTGACCAAAAACCCGGGTACCGAGCCCAAGGAAAGAAACGAACCGATGGAGTGAAACATGGATTTGCAATCAACCCAGAACAAATGGAATACGAAAGGCGCAAGCTTTTGGAAGAAATGTCTACAAAACTTAAGCCTAACCGCAAGCAACTTAACACAATGGCCGCTGTGGCCGCTACGAAAGAGCCGGAGTATTTTGACGAGGAAGGAAAGAAAAAAGAACCAACACTGCGTATATTATCACTCGGGGCAGGGGTTCAGTCTTCCTGTCTCGCACTCATGGCCCAAGAAGGACTGACAAAGCACAAACCCGATTACATGATCTTTGCTGACACTGGATGGGAGCCATCCTTTGTCTACGAACACGTTGAATATCTCAAGAAAGCCATAACAATTTGCCCTATCATTACTGTTGAACGAAGCAACATCCGTGAGGATCTAATTCGCGCAGCGAACCCCATGAAAGGGTCTAATGATGAGTGGAAATCTTTCGCCGGACGCGTGCCCAATCCCCCACTGTTTGCGGCACGCCCTGGTGGAAAGGTTGGAATGCTTTACCGTCAGTGCACGCATGACTACAAGGTCATACCCATACAGAAAAAGATGCGTGAAATTCTTGGCATAAAGCCACGACACCGCGTCAAGAAAGGAACAATTGTTGAACAGTGGATTGGCATATCAACTGATGAGGCGATGCGCATGAAGAAGGCAAGAATGTACTGGCTGGAATCACGCTGGCCACTTATTGAAATGAAAATGTCAAGGGCGGACTGCCTCAGATGGTATAAGGAAAGTGGAGTACATCCAATGCCAGGAAAGTCATCTTGCATAGGGTGTCCGTAC